TATTTGAACCATCAAGTACAATCGTATTTGAAACTCTTGTATGTGTTGCTGTTATAAAGACATTTGCACCACTAAGTCGAGTGTTTCCTTCTCCATGAAGATTTAAAGTTCGTAGAACAGGAACACCTGTCGTATTTGCAGCCTTGTTAATATGGGCTCTTACATTATTGGTGTTTATCCTCCAAGTGTTAAAGGTATTCGCTAATGAGGTTTCGGTAAATAACTCTGGCATTATTTAAGTCCTTTAACAATTGTTTGTAGCATATCTTTTATATCCGACATATCTTTCTCAAGATTTTCTAACCTTGATCCCTGTGTTTGAGTTGCTTGTCTTCTTGCTTTATATGCTTGCAACTCATTTAAGTTATTGTTCAGAACAGCTTTAGTCTTCGTATCTTTAACTAAAGAATCATTATCCTGTATTTTTGAATACCTACTCATTTCTGTAATGCTATCGCCCTTAGATTTTTTACTCTTGGTGGATTTGAAGGATTTGTTGCAGTCATAACAATCTTAATTGCAAACTTTTTAAATCCAGCAAACTGAACTCCACTACTGTTTGTATAGTTAAGAACACCTGTTGTTGAATTTGCACCATTCTTATATGTATCATCAAAAGCTGCAACATCATATTCTCTTTCACTGAAGTCATTTCTATTTGTACTAGATGAAATCACTACGTTTGATGTGACATCATTCATAAGAACGTATCCACGATCACCAAAGGATTCGTTATCTTCACGATTCAGAACCTTGTAGTATACATTTACATTACTATTTGGTGGAGAATATGCATCAAGGAATACCTTTAAATCTTCAGCATCTTGTCCGTCTTTAAGGTCAACCACTTTTGTAATGTATCTTGCCTTTGCAGAACCACCAGCAGTATTTGATGATATTCGGCCAGGAATATAAACAGTTGCTTCGTTTGTTTGATCCGAATTAATCTCGTTCTCAACACTCACCATATAAGTACGTTGAATATCAATGGCAGGAGAGACTCTTGAGTTTGTAGAGAACAATCTTACTTCAGCTTCTAGTGTCGGAGTAAGAGAAGATGCTCTTTCCTGAGACTTACTCAAGATAAACTTACGATTAGTATTGTATTGTGTTTGATTAAACTGAAACTCTTTTGAATTACTTTCGAAAGTTGTAGTTGTTGGAGCAAACTTAGTTTTCAACTCTGTTGCAGTCTCACTCAAGTCTGGACTATCTGTATGCATATAGAACACATCTTGATTCAATTCTTTTCTCTGTACAAGATTTGCAGTGAATCCTTCATCCCTCGAAGTAAGAATACTGTTTGGAATAAACTGATGAGCTGCATTTGCAACCGAACCAGCCTGTTTCGTTGTAATACCTGTTGTATTTGCAATATACAAATAACTGTTTGCATACGTCACTCTATTATAGTAATCAAGTTTACCATATGCAAAGTTCTTTGAGTGAATAACAGCAGTCTGACCTGTTGCAACTCCTGTTGCTGCAAACTTCAGAGTCAATGTTTCTCCGACTTGAAACTCTGTGCCGGGCTTAGTACTATCAATCACAACATCATTTGCAGTTGCTGTACCTGTACCTGTATTTGCATAGATTCCAACGTGTCTTATAATACCGATTGCACCTGATGTGCCACCTGTAACAGTTTCAACACCATTGTTATTTGCACGACCTTTTATAGTTGAGGTCATTGTCAGTCTCATTGGGCCGTGAACAACCTCACCTCTTTTTTCCCAGAAGCCAGAGTTAGTTGCACCAAGAGCATTATTACCAACATTATCAACAACAAAGAAGTCTGTGTTTGGTTTCTTGAGGACAGCAACTCCAGTTGTATTTGCTTGGAAGTTTGCAATATAAAGATTAAACTTCATATCTTCTTCTTGAATCGGAGTATACTGACGATCATTCGAGCTTGCATGAAGCATACCAACAGCTGGTTGTTTCGTCACTCTGTTTCTTGTGCCGACATTTCCCTTTTGAGTACGAGTTGCTGTTAAGTCTTGTTCACCAAGTCTTGAACACCAAAGGTTATAGTTTGGACTACCACCATCAGGTCTTACAACAATTGCATACTCTTTTTGAGCTGCAATATAAACCGGCGTAACAAATCTGACTGTTGTTGGAACATCAGAAGTACCTCGACTATCAATATTAACATCAGCAGCTGGAATATTCTGTTGAGAGAAAGGAACTATTGTTGGTGTAATTGCACCTGTTCTTTTATCAACTTCACGTATCTCTACTGAAACTCCAAGAGAGGTATCTTTTGCTTGGAAGTAAAGATCAACTTTTGTAAGGTATCCACCCGAAGCAGACTGAGAACCAATATTAGAATCCATAAGTGAGAAAGTTTGTGCAAGAGGATCAATGAAACATCCTCCACCAAACATTCCAAAGTCAGCTGCAAGATTTTCATAAACTGCTTGTGTTGATGCACCTCCAGCAATCGTAGGATTCTTAGGAGCAGAAGGTTGAGGAGCAAACACACCTTGAGATGCGTTATCACCACCAAATGCATTTATAATTGCTTGGTGTGCAACAGGATCGTGTGGATCAACAGAAAGAGCTGCACCAATTTGATCAGCACTCATAACTATTTCATCACCATTTCCGAATCCATTTGGATTTGGTTGATTTCCAGAATCTTCATCATCTGAATTATTTGCATCATCAGCAGGAGGTGGAGAAACAGTCTCACCTGTGTCAGAAGGATTAGGAGGAGCATTTTCTTCTCTTGGTACTGGCGGAGAATGATCTTCAGTTCTAGTTCCAGGCGGTCTACTTGACTCAATCGTTCCTAATTGCACTCTCGTACTACCAGCCACAAAATATGTTGCATCAGCAGAAGTTGTTGTATTGTTCAATCCTTGAATATCTCTTGGACTATCTGTAAAACGAAGAGATTTTTGTCCAACATTAAACGAAAGGAAATTGTCATTAGGAAGATTAAACAAAGCGTAGAAATTACCTGACGCATCACTTGTTAAAACTGTACCCATACCAGCAGAAGGAACAAACGTAGAACTTGTTGGAGTAATATATCCACTTACATTGACTCCATCAAAGAAACCATACAGTCTAGTAGTTGGTTTCATTCCAACTATCTTAACTTTAAGTACCTGTTGACGCATCTTCTTTGTAACAGTTGGAGAAGTTGAGTGTATGTGTCTTGTATCTTCAGTAGTGTTTGGTGTAGTACCCGTTGGAGGATTTTTACGAGCAGTTTGCCATGGAGCAAGTCCCTTATCTTCCATTTCTTTTTTTAGTTGGGCTTTGTCCTCTTCACTAAAACTAAAATTAATACCGAGATCAGCACGTAGAGCATCTTCTTGCTCTGATACCCAATCATCAAAGGATGTGGATGCAAAATCATCTACAGTTTGATTATCGTTGTTTCCATCAGGATTTGCATTAACCTCTGGTTTTGTAATAACACTTTCCCAACTGTCTGTGTTTGGATCAAGTGTCATAGTTCCTTTCCACTTATAGAAAAGGCCTGCGAGGTTACGAGTATGTGTCGCATATGGATTTTGAATAATTCTAAAGTGTTTGTAATTAAGAGTAAGTAGTTTTCCATCATCAGGAATCTGTATACTTTGTATTTTTGAAACCTTACCTGATGTTCCACCTGTGACAAGTTCACTAAGATTGAAATCAGCAGAAGTATCAGAAACATAAAGTCGATTGTTTATTTGATAGTCAAGTCTTGCTGTTGTACCACCAGCCCCTGTAAGAGTTTCTCCAGCAGTAAATGTATTTCCCGAAGAATTGGTGTTACTGTTTATAGAAGTAATAAAACAAGCTAATCGTGCATCTCTTGGTTTTATCTGTGTGTTTGTACTGTTTGCACTATGATATACAAAGTTAAGATGATCTTTTTTTACAGGAGGTCTTAATTCTTGTTTCTTTATATCAATGGAAGCACGATAATCAGGATGTGATGGATCACCAACGCCATGACCTGTAAATCCGTCTGTAATGATACCATTTTTAAATCTGTCGTTTCCTGATGAATCCCCAATGAATCTTCCACTTGTTTCGGATTCAAGAAGTGAGAGTGCTGTATAATATTCAAGACGGCTAATTCTTTCTTCAAGAACACCAATATCTCTCATCTTAAATCCACGATGAGATACTTTTTCAATACTTGTTGCTAAATCTCTTCTTGGATTCGGTACAATTTTATTTGCTTCAGAAAGAGGAAGTGATGGGAATGGTGGTATATTCAATTTTGCAAGAACCATACCATCAGAAGGAGGAGATGGAGCTTTTGGATCGGTTGAAGGAGTTCCACGAATAGCCCTAAACTTACCATTTCTATTAATCACAACAAGATCAATACGACCAAGATAGTATTCATAGTCGAGTGTATAGTCTGCATTTGGTGGAGAATAATGTAACCCAGCACTGATTGTTGTAATCAGAGTACTATCAGCAGGATTTGTACTAATATTTGTTAGTGATGTAACGGAGTTTGCAGTATCCGTAATTCTAGGTCTTATATCAATGTGATCTCTTAAATCAAATGATCTTCCGTCTGTCGGAGAGATATAAAGAGGTACTTCTTGTGTGCGAATAGTAGTATTACTTGGATTTGTATCATTGATAGGATAACTATCAACACCAAAGTAACCAATACCAGCTGATGTATCATGTGTAAAGAAATCAAGTTTTACAATAAGAAACTCTGTAGAAAGTAAAGTAACTGATCTAAACGGATTCTTCTTTAAACGTGCGTGTTCATAGAGATTGTCTCTCTGTCCACTATCAAGAACAAATTTATCTGTAACATCAACTCCAGCAGTCAATGAAGCAGGAATGGCACTATACTTACGAACTTCTGTTATCTTATGAACATCTGCAAGACCTAATCCCCACGGCCCATCAACACCTGTTGTTGCATCTGAAAGTTTGATACGAACATAACGATTCTTATTAATCGTTTTACTAATCTTAACACCATTTGTACGTTTTTGTTTTGATGCAAATGTTGCGGATACTGTTCCTGTAGTATTAAAGTTTTCTTTCAAATCAATCTTCAATGCAGTTGTAGAAGCTGCACCAACAAGACGGGATGCAGCTGCATTAGAACCCATTGCACCTGTTCCTGTCAAATCAATATTGAAACCTGATGGAAGAACTTTATGGTGTTTCTTACCACTGACACTAGCTGCAGTAGTGTTTGCAACAATTGCAGCTGTTGCACTTGAAATTGCAAGAATACGATTTGTTACATCTCCAAATCTAATATATTCTCCAACATTGTATTCGTCATCTAAATCTGTTCCCGAACCTGTAACAGCACGACCATTGACGGCAACTGTTCCCGTATGAGCAGATGTATGTGTATTTGCATATTGATTTATTGCAAGATAGTAGTTGTCTTTAATTTGAGATGAACTTAAAGTTCCTGTAGAGTGTGTCCATTGTTGGCCACCAAATTCTGCACCAGCTGTTATCGTTACAATACCACCATTTGATATGGCAATGTTTTCTCTCTTGAGAAAAACGTGATCGAGGTCAAGAGTACCAGCAGAATCCGTAAGTCTTTTAACACCCTTTGATCCAACAGGGAATAAACCTCTTGTAAATCCTGTTTCTTTTAACTGTGCTAAACTATTTTCAAGAACAACGTCAGCAGTTGAATTTGAGAACGAACCTCCTGAGTTATCAAGAAAAACACTACGAACATTTGCAAAGTTCTGAGAGGACATTTTAATATCATAGAGATATAGATTATATAAGCCAGTATTTGCACCAATCTGTCCAGACGTATATTCAAGAGCTCTTGCTCTTGCAGTTCCTATTTGAACACCAGCAACTTTACCAAGTCCTGATGTTCCTGATTGTTCAACATAACTGTTAGCTGCATTGCTTCTAAGAGAGACAATACTGTGTTTGTTTAAATCCCAACCACCATTAACACCATAGACTTGAACGTAGTTTCCGTAGTTTGTTGATACAGTAACATCTTCAAGAGACTCGACTGTGTTTCCTTTGGGAACTTCGATAAATTTTGTTGCAGATGTTGCATGATCATATCCACGAATATATGCCTTGCCTGGCTCTACACCAATTGCAAGGAGTGCGTTATTTCCACGAAAAGCTGATGTAAGTATTCCGTTATTGTCACCAGTTCTTAAATGTTCTCTTACACGAACACCAAGTCCACGAACAATGTAATCTCCTTCATTGTCTTTGGCTCGACTTGCAACGTAATCTCTTATATAATTATAGTTTGCACTATCATGTTTCTTCTGTAATGCACCTCTTTGAATTGAAACGTATTCAATAAAGTCTGTGTTTGCACCAAAAGAACTTCTAAGATTTCTTATCTGTAAAGTTGGAGTAAGTCTTAGTCTGTCTGCGCCTGGAGCTGCATAATTGTATGTACCACTTGCTGGGTCTGTTAAAGATACATCTGTAGAAGAAGTCACAACATTCTCAAAGACTTCAAAACCAACACGAACACTTGCAAAACGTGATCTTTTACCGACAACTATTCCTTGATCTGGAACACGAATAAAGTGATCCTTTGCAAAGATAACACCCTCACCAACTGTGAGCCTTGCACCATATCCTGTAGCATTTGCTTGTGTAACAACATTACAAGTAAGAGATGTTGCTGTACCATTTATAAAAGAAGAAGTAATCTTCTCCCCTGCATTTGATGCATCACCTACAAAAAGTTTATGTGTGCTGTTTGAACTTGCACTTGTGTATTTTACATAGAGTGTCTTTGTTTCTAAACCTGATGCTTCCGCACCTGTGATTGCATCAATAACATATGCCTTAATACCAGAAGTAGAACCTGTAAGATTAAGACCCACGAAAGCAGCTGCATTGACAGAGGCAGCAGCATCATTATTGTCACGAATACGAATAAAACCAACTTGTTGATCATAATTAACTTCACATCCTTTTACAATTGCACCTTCAGTGAAGGTTTTCTCACCCATTCTATCAATCTGATTTTGAAGAATAGTCTGCATCTGAGTAAGCTCACGACCTTGCACAGCAACGCCTGGCTTATAAAGAATCCTATGAAAATTCTTTGTCTCGTTAAAATCATCGTAATAGGGATCAACATTAAAGTTCGTACTTAATGTGTTTGTATTTGCGACTGAACTACCCATTTATTCTTTCTTCCTAAAACGTAAAGACTAATTTAAAGTCTTCATCTTGGTCAAACGACCGAGTTATTGCCTGTCTATTTTCTATGTATAACACTTTACCTGTAAATGGTTTTAGATCAGGTTTTGTGTTTGCAGATATTACACCATTTGCTCCAGAAGAAGTAACATTTTCTCCACTTGTAAATAGTGTAGCAGAAGTGTTTGTAACGTGTACTATTCCTGTTGTATTACCAGCATTTGTGTTTGCAAATCTTACAACAGCACCTGTAGCCCCAGAGGTTGCACCTGTAAGAGTGGTATCCTCTGTAAATCTTCCCGAAGCACTTACACTTGTCAGTGTTAATCGTGTTGTTTGTGTAAGTCTCAATGCCGTTGCACTTACTCCGTTCTGATATTTAGGGTCTATAATTAAACCGAATCTTCTGTAATCATTAACGATTGGTAATGAATTTGCTTCTGACCTTGTAAGAGTTGTGTTAAAAATTAAACTCTTTCCGTTCAACTCACTAATAGGGTCAGCACCATGACCACCATGAGGAGGTATCATTGCTTTTGCAATTGCTCCTGTACCATGAGAACTGTTTGCACTTATCGTAACATCAGCAGTTGAATAGTTTGAACCTACTGCAATCATATTCACATATGATATTGCCCCTGCGACAACATTACTATAAGCTGTTGCACCCGAACCATCTCCTGTAACTGTTACCTTTGGAGTAACAACGTAATCTGAAGTCGTGTTTGGTGTAACAGTAAATGCATTATTAACTGTTGCTTCTCTTGTCGTACCCACATAATCAACAATCTCTCTTACCTGACCAATTCCAAGTCCGCCAGTAATTCTTATAACACTTCCGTTATAGACATCATCTGTACCACTTGCATTTGATTTTAATGTAAGAGTATGTGTAGCAGTACCACCAACAATCAAAGTATTGTTTGATACAATGGCATCAATTGTTGTGTTACTTGTTGATAGATAACCACTTCCACCTGTTGTTATATCAACGACTTGAATTGCACCATTTACAGCTGCCTGTTGTACATCCCATTGTACTGAACTGTCATCAGCACTCAGAGTATTTACAGGAATATAGTTTGTTGCAACGAAAGCTTC